CTGCGCGGTTCGTAGACCCTTGATTACTCCGCACATACCTTTGTAATCAGCGTAGTCTTTAGCCACGCCATCACATAAAGATCCAGTCAAATCTTGTACACGTTCATTAATCTTTTGATTAATAACATCAAATATTTTCAGTTCCATGATGCACCTCTAATGGTTTAAAAGTTATAGGATCGTATTTGGCGGACTTACTCCACACTCTCATGTAATTGCAAACTGGCCGCTCCTCGCAGCTTTCACACTTTTTGTTATTTGCACTGTTATTTCCCGAGTGTGCGCGGTATAAATACAACACTTTTGGCAGTCTAACGATGGGAAATTTCTCTGAAATTTGCATAAAAAGATCCCCATCTTCACACGCACTGACCAGTTTTTCGTTATATCCGTCAATAAAATCCATCACTTTCCGGCGATATACCCCAAAATGCCGCCATCCATGCTGGTGTAAAGCGTTAATATCAAAGGTTTTGCTCTCAGAATACAGTTGATGTTCACCTTTTTCTCCAATTTGAGCCAGATCTGAGTAGATTAATCCTACATTTGGTAGCTGATCGAAGCTTCTAACCATCTCATCCAGTGAATATCTCTCTAATATGTCGTCATTATCTAGATGACCTACCAAATCACCCGTAGATAACGTATAAGCCCGCTTGCGATTCTTGACAATCCCCAAGTTCTCTTCATTTCTGTACGCTTTAATGCGGGAATCATAGGTAGATAACATATATGCCACCTCCCATGTCCCATCATCAGAGCAATCATCGACAATAATCAACTCCCAGTTCTCATAAGTCTGCTTCAATACACTATCAACTGCATATTTAATGTATCTAGCCGAGTTATAAGCTGGCATCAATAGAGAAACTAGGGGTTTTGTCATTTAGCCTCGCGTCATTTTGGTAATAACATCAGCTTTAAGCTTCTGTTCGGTCTGTTTCTGCTGGGATTGCAGGCGCATAGCCTCTCTATTGCTCTCAGCCTTGATCCTTTCAGCATCAATGGCCAATCTAGCTTGCGCTAAAGCCATATCCGCCTGATCTTTTGCAGTTTTACGCTTGAGTTCTTCTGCTTTGATCTGCAATTCAGCCTGTTGCATCTGAATAAGTGGATCTTGCGCCTGTTGTTGAGCCTGTTGCTGCTGAGCCATAGCTGTATTTGACTGTAAAAGCTGGGCACTTGCCTCGGCAATAAGCTTTGACAACTGAACTTCCACATCTTCTGGCAATCTTTCGTTTGGCGGAGGAAGTGGTACACCCATTTGCTCCTCAATCTTGCGTCTGTACAAGAATCCAAGGTGTTCTGCAATGTGTGCTTGGACGGCAGCCATCATTTGCTGAGCCATAGGGTTCTGTCCCATCGTCGCAGCAATCATTGGATCTTGCATAAACGTAGTATGAGCCGCAATGTGAGCATCTTGATCTTGATAGATGAACGCCTTAGTAGGTTCACCCTTCAAGAACGCCATGTTCTCAGAGATAGGATCGCGTGGCTGTTCATCGTCAGGAGTTGGAACTAGCTTATCGCCGTTCTTAATACCTAAAACCTCAATCATCTGACGATGTAGGTTAGGTAAGTTGTAGATCTGAGGAGCTTGCTGCGCCATCTGCATCACAGCTTGGTACTGCATGATCCTTTGAGCCATCGTCGAGCTATTAGGATCAGATACAGGAATGACATCCACCATGTCATAGTCTTCCTGCTTGGCCATCCTTGTACCAGAGTTAGGTTCATACTCATACTCTGTAGGAGCGTAGTCACGAATGATCGCTTTGAGGATCTTGAACTCTTGCTTCATAGCGTAGTGAACCCGCGCCTGCACAGCAGACATCGTTTTCAACTGACGCTCTAATAAAGCTAACGTAGTTCCCACAGGAGAATTAGCCGACATATCACTGATGTTCATATCAGCAATAGATCCCAAACGTCTACCCTCTTCAGTGACTTTATCTAACAACATAGACAAAACTTGTGATGGCTCCTTATAAGGAAGCATCATGATGTTGTCTTTAATAGATCCACTAGGTACGTCTACATCCCTAAACTCGCCGGGAGCGATAGGAGTGTCATCACCCTTAACTCTCAGACCTCTAGACTTCAAGCCGCCGGGCAGATTGCTTAATGTGCCAGCATCAATGAGTTGTCTAATAAGAGATGTACCGGCCCGGGCATAACCACCAATAAGGTGTATGAAACCAAAGCCATAAGCACCAAAGCCGGGTACATAATCGTACTGGACAAAGTGCTGGCGCTTAAGACGTTTCTTATCTGATTCATTCCAGTTCCTGTAAATAGACAGAACTTTATTAGTCCCAACGTCAATCGTGATGATGTAAGGTAAAGCAATACCATCTTCATCTTCATAGCCGGGAAGATCATAGTCAACTTGAATTTCATAAATTTGGTAGCGGTCGTCGTCAGTTACTGAGTAACCCTGCTCGTCCGCCTTCTTCTTCTCTACGTCAGTGTGTAAGTTACTAGGCTCTCCCAGTTCTACGTCAACATAAAAACCAGCTACCTGTAACTTTCTTAACTCATTCTTAGACTTACGCATGATATGAGTCACACGTTCAGCAGTCCTAGAGCTACTAGAGCCGTAAGGAATAATCACATCCTCTGCGGGAACGTAAACAGAAGTCTGACGACCAAGAGAAGGATCGTAGTAAACTTTCTTAAAGGCCGAACCAGCTAGACCAAGATTAAACAACATTCTCTCGTGCTCAGGACGATACTCAGGCATCTCCTCTGTGAGCTTATAGTTCATGTCCTCCTGAACTCGCGCAGCCGCTTCAGTTTTAAGTCGGTCAATTGCACCAATAATCTCAGTTTTGACTGGCCCCGCCGCAGGGAACGTTTCAATAATCGTTTCACTCTGGAACCGAACCGCAGCTTCTGTAAGGATCGTAGAGAAAACTCCACAAGCTCCATTCCACGGCTCAGTACGTTCTTCATACTTCATCCCCAAAACATCTAGACCCTTGACATACATCTCTACCCAGTCTTTACGAGATGTCACATCACTAGAGACCTCCTCGACCAGATCAGATCCAATCGTCGCTAGAGTTCCTTCATCTATGAACTCAGCTAAGTTGTCGTCAAATTCATCTTCCCCTTTAGGAGGAAACAAATCAATCTCAATCCCATCTATCTCAATAGACATAGATTCAGGATTCTCAACTTCGATTTCAATTTCTGGGCCTTGTAAGGCATCTATGCCTTTGGGCATTTCGTATAAAGATTTTTCCATGAGAGCCTCAATAGTAAACGTGCTTCTTTCTGAAGCCGATTAGATCTTCACGCTCGTCTGTATCAAGCCGCAAAAATCCACCTTGTCTGAAACGAATCAGTGCTTGAACACAAGCGTCAACCAAGTCATCATGGTCAGCGTTCGGAAACGCAGCCATCTGCTCAACTAACTCGTGCGCCCACCTCGTATCAGGTGCCCATACTTTACCCGACTTGAACAAATCAGTCACCGAGTTTAGTCGCACAAATTTATCATTTCCTCTAGACGGGGTGTATTCACTCACCACAATCCCCATTCGTCTTAATTCAAATATTAACGGTGCTCCTGCGGCCTTAGCCTCAACCACAAAAGCATCCGGCTCCCAATCCTTATAGTGCTCGTAAGCTTTCTCCTTCAATTCAGGAAACTCCATCCTCTTCTGGAAAGCATCTAACAAAATAATATTGATGTCCTCTGGGTTCTCGTTTAAGTGAAACACCCCTAAAGTCACGCAGGCGGAATAGTCTGACCTTTCATTCTTAGTAAAAGCCGTATCCCAACTCTGAATGATGAACTCACACCTAGGAGGATCTTCATGCTCCCAAATCTTCCACCACTCCCGTTTAACTAAAGCACCCTCTTCTCCCGTAGGGTTCTGCTGATACTGAGCATTCCACTTACTAGGAGGCAACTCATCCCGTAGTGCTTCTAATTCTTCTAGACTCCAAAACTCAGGCCACAGAGGATTACCACTCGGCATGATCGCGGGTAGTTCTATTAACTCCCACTCTTCCCCTCTATCCCTACTGGCTGCATCTTTAATGATCCTACCAGTCAGGTCTTTCTCCGACCAACGGGTCATCACTACAACAATAGTACCTCCCGGCTGTAAACGCTGTCTAGGGCCAGAGGTGTACCATTCATAAATCTTGTCAAAGACAGTAGGATCTCCCTGTGCTAAAGCCGCTTCCTGTTCAGAGTGGGGGTCGTCAATAATTAAAAGATCCGCACCCTTACCAGTTACCGTTCCGCCAACACCAATAGCAAAGTATTCTCCACCGCCATTAGTAGCCCACCTACCGGCAGCTTTACTGTCCTGTCTCAAAGCCACATTAGGAAAGATTTTTGCGTACTGTTCAGAGTCAACTAAGTTCCTAACTTTACGTCCAAATCCAACGGCAAGGTCAGCCGTGTTAGAACACTGGATTACCTTCTTATTAGGGAACTTCCCAAGGAACCACGACGGCAACAGGTACGAAGCAAACTCTGACTTAGTATGCCGAGGAGCCATATTGATGATTAGACGTTTAATCTTCCCATTAGCAACATCTTCAAACTTCTTAGCCATAAGAGAGTGATGTCTACCAGATACAAAACCGGGCCACATTGTCTTGGTATATTCCATAAAAGAAACATGCGCCTTCTCACGTATAAGCGCACTCTTATAGTCCTCCACCTCCGCTAAGAACAAATCCTTCTCGTTCTCCGGCAAACTATCAATCAATTCTTCTAGCTTCATTCCAGATTTCTAAAGTTAATGTACACAGGTCTGATCGTCCTACCCTGTCTATCAACCTTCTTTATAACACCTATATTCACAAGCCGCTTTATTATCTTAGAAGTATTCGACATACTCATCTTTCCACGCTGATGGGCTATGTCCTTAAGACTGGGACTAAACCCGTACCTCTTCCACCACTCATCAATAATCAAAAACACTTCTTTCTGCACCGGGGTCATCTCTACCTCCATACACTCGTTAAACGTCTTGTCGCTTTTACGCGACACCATCTTCTTGTTAATTTGAACTGTAGAAATCATTTATCATTTCTGCGTTGTAGAAATCATTTGTAATTTCTAGAAAATTTTTGTAGAAATCATTAATCATTTCTACCCGGGGTGTCTTCCCTAAACGCATGGGTGGGTATGCTGCCAGAAACTTTTTCTGGGGGTGGGGCCTGATCTAATTCTTCCGAATCGGATTCTTCTACTGATCGTTCGGGTTGAATAGTATGTATAGGATCTAGGGACTCCGCAACGTCGATTGGGGGGGTCGGGAGGGGGTGGGTCTCGCCCGCAAGCTCGCGCAAAAGGGTGTCCGCCTCTACGAACGTTACATCCTCCGCGCCCGCCTTCAGCATGTCGCGCAACTGCCCCATGATCTTAGCCTTCGTGTCCTCACTAGACCTGATGTGACGCACCTCGCGCCTCTCAGTAAAAGCCGAAACCTCTGTGACTGTGCCAAGTACCTTGCTCGCCTGTACCTTCGTCGCCTGCTTTGCTTTGGGGTCAATCAATACTTGGACAAGGGATTGAATTACCAACGACCTCAAGGCTTCAGGGGTGCGATGTTTAGCCGACTCAATAGCCAGCTTGTACGCCTCGACCTCAAGGGCTATCCTTGGGTCACTGGCGAGCTTGTACGGCTCACACGCTAGCGTCGCCTTCGTCGCCTCCTTTTTGTGGCTCTGCCTGTATGCGTCGGCCTTCGTCTTACCGAGCGCGAGACCTTTCGCGAACTCTTTTTGTTTCCCTGTCAAAGCTCGATCAGAAACGCCTAGAAGCTCTGTCATTGGTACTTGCTCTAGACCTTCCCTGATCTGCTTTCTTGTTAATGCTTTCATGTGTGTTCTCTCTCTCCTGTAATGGGGGAATAGTAAGCAAAGCTGTCCCGCTTCGCTATGTGCCCGACGGGGCGATTGGAACAGAAATCTTTTATCATTTCTACCCCTTTTAGGCAGCTTGTTTTTGTAATGATTTTGTTTTCAATATGAAATCATGATTCTCTGCACTTTTGAAACCAAAAGGATTACATAGGGAAAATACCTAGCGTTGATTTTAAAGGCTTTTTTGATACATGGCACGATTCTATTATGCTTATATAGTGTAAGGCACAACATTTCGTTACACTGCTTTACACCAAGTTACAAAGGACTGATAATGTTAACAAACCAACCACTCAGCGACACCATGAAACAAAGCATTTCAAAAGCCGTATCAGCACAAATGACACAACCAAAAAACTATTTTATTTTTGGCTACAAAACAGACGGCAAATTGATAACCCTCACGCCTGACGGCTTTCACGAACTGGGGACTGCTCTTGATGTTCTAGGCAATATCGACAAATCTTGGAAGCCGTTTGTTGCCGTCCGCTTGACCAATGTTTAAACCAACCACCAAAGGAAAAACCATGACCAACACACAACCCGACCACTGCCACTTTTTCGCGTCATCCGCTTTTACCTACATCACCACCACCGAAAAGCGAGACCTCCGGCAACTTATGAAGCACATGGATACAGAGGGCTACGCCTATAACCTTTTTCTTGTGCCTGTTCCGCATACCCAAGAGTATGAAATAAACCTGTATCAGCCTCAAGTTGAGGGGACTCAGTGGCTTGGGTTCTTTGACAAGAAAAAAAAGCGTTAAGCCATGCCTGAAGCCCTCCTGTGAGGGCTTTGGGGATTACTTACCAACCACAAAGGAGAGACCATGCAGGAAATTGATTTTTACCCCCAAGCCGTTAAAGCGATGAACGGCATTGTTGACAAGGGCATTTTGAACGATGCCGTTTTCGCCCGCAGGCAAAACAATTATGAAACCCTAGCCTATCTCATCCGAATGGGACTAAACGGCTCTGCCAATGACCCTGTCAAATTTGGCTTGATCTTTGCCGTTGTTGAATTACTTGACCAAGTTTAAAAGGAGACCATCCGATGAAATCAAAAAGAATTATTGCTTCAACCATTGGCTTTGATGTGGACGAAATGGAGGATTACCGCTACCAATCAACCCGCACAAAACAAGCCGTTTACGCAGTAGGGCAATATTACTACGCCTGCGGGAAAAGAAAACCAACCGATGAAGTTGGCAGTGAATGGCTAATCGACAAAGACCAATTTTGGGCAGAACAAAACAAAACTGTTCTCTGGTCTGCAAAATCAATTTAAAGGAGAAACCATGAACGCAATAGTTTTAGACACGCCCGAGAAAATAGCCCGTTACCGCCTGCTAGCCCTTCGGGGGGCTTTGCGCCTTGAGATCGCGGGAATGAAAAAGCGGGGTCAATCCGCTTATCAAATCCTCAAAAACGAGGGCTATACCGGAACACGCGCCCAAGTACTTGAGCAACTTCACAACCACCTAGAAACCACAAAGGAGACCATCCGATGAAACGCTATTTTGTCCACATCCCAACATGGATACACATCGCCATGACTTGCTACGGCACGAACAAAAAGGACGCTATCGCCCGATTTCGCCTTCAGCATGGGCTTTCACGTATGCCCAAGGGCTACGGCATTTGGGAGGCTTGAATGTTTACCTATATCGCTTTTTACAAAGGCAAACAGATCACTGTAAACGCCTTGCGTACTTACGATGCCCAACTGATCGCCTCAAAGATTTTTAAAGCCAAAAAAAGTTATGAAGTTACTGTAATGCTCGCCAGTAAAAACGACGAGCCAGTTATCCACGACCCCGCAATTCTTTAAAGGAAAAACCATGAATATCCAACTTGCAAACAAAATCGCAGACGCATACGAGCAAACCTTGTTTCATTCAAAGTACTGCACCACCGCCCGCGCCAATGCTCAATCAATGCTGATCGGGCGCACCCACTACGTTGACGACAATACCTTGCGTTACTTCGGTGCAAGGATTACATCCGCCCAACCTTCGACCTTTGGTTTGTTCTACCGCATCACCGAATCTCTCAGCCTCCCAACTGGCGGGCGAGCCTTTAGAACTGTTTTGTTTGACCTTGGCGGACAAGTTGTCTATCGCCCGACCCTTGAGGAAATGCACCCAACGTCAGCCAAAGCCGAAAAAGCTTTTTACGCATGGTTTGAAACGCTAAATGTTCAGACCTATTACCGCGACCAAATCCGAGAGAGGATTATCCGCACAACCCGCCAAGCCGTCAGGCTTGAGGATGCTTTGCTCGCTTTGAATGTTAAGGAGACCGCATGAACTACCCACCCGCTTACATCATCGACATGGGCTATAAATTCGAGCGCACAAAAAGCAGCAAAACCGCGAAAACTTACCGCGATTGGCTAGCTCAAGCCACCGCAAAAGACCCCGCCAACCGCTTGGAGATCGTCCGATTGTTTGAACTGGGCAGATCAGAAGCCCGCACATAAAGGAGAAAACATGAAACTGGAAATTATCAAAACCAACAACGGCTACATGGTTGAACACACCCAAGGCGATGAACTTGGCGAATATGTGTGCGACACCAATGGAGATAATTTATTTGATACCTACTCAGAAGCCGAGGATTTAATGCACACGCACTTGATGACCTTCGGCACAGATGCAGACAACGGCATGACTGATTTTGTGAACTGCCCGCACTGTGGCGAAGTGTCCAATATTGGCGGACTAGTAGGACAAACCACAGACGATTGTCCCAAGTGTGGCAAGCCAGTATTGACCGCGCCAACCGCCTAGAGATCATCCGATTGTTTGAGATAGGCAGAGCAGAGGCTAGATAACCGCCTGAAGCCCTTTTTGAGGGCTTTGGAGGGTACTTTTGCCCGAACAGGAGAAACTAAATGCAAACACGATTTAAAGACATTGAAGTTGGTGAACGATTCTTTGACCCGAACACTGCGGAGGATTACTCAAAAATTTGTGGCAATTCCGCAGAATTTTTAGTCGGGGGCAACTATCACACTGGGCAACTAGCGACCTTTGATGATGATGAATTTGTCGAATTAATTTCAAAATAACAAAGGAAAAGCAATGATGAAAGTTGATAAATACAACGTCCGGATTGTGCGAAAGGGCGACCGCTTCGGGCGCGATGATTGCCTGACCCATGACGACGACCGACCAATGGTTGAATTCTACGACTCGAATTATCCGACCGACAACGGGCGAGGCGGGTTTGTGAGCCGTTATTACGTCGGGACGCTACTCGGGCATGAGGGCTTTTATGGGGGCGACCCTACGGGCGGTCTATGCCTTGACGGGGGGCAACGTGATACCTACACAGTCAGCGACGAGGATATGCACACAGTTAGAACATACATTCAAGAGGCAACAAGATGAGCAAATTAAAACTGAGCGTTGATCTACTGGACAACATTTATGGGTCAGCCGTCGTCAACATTGGAAAAAATAGCGGTTACGTTGAAGTCTTTATTGACGAGGGGGGCGACTTGACTGTGATTGTCTACGACAAAACAGGCGAGATTGTCCACTCATACGACACACCTTGGAAAAAATAAGGAAGCACCATGCAAACAAGAACACGCAAAACACCAAACGGCTACATGACCGAGACCAACATTTTATTGAGCGACTCAATGCAGTTATCCCTTACGACCATGAAAAGATCATCCGGCAACCTGACGACCACCGCAGTTGTGACCATCCGAGAGGGTCAGTTTTTCTCGCATCGAATGTTTCACGATTACAGTAAAACGCTTTTGACGAGCCGTATCGCCCGATGCACACCCAAAGCATTGGAGACCCAACACGCCCAAGCCTTGCAGAATTTGGACGTTATCAAAGACACAGTAAACCACCATTACGCAACCATAAACTGAGGAGACCATCCGATGACAACCTTCAGAGTAAATTTTATAAACACGGCTAGCCTGAGCATGACTGTTGAGGCAGAAACAGAAGAACAAGCGACTGAGCTTGCATGGAAAAAGTTTAATTCCGCAAATGTGCGCGACCCATATTTATATTGGGTCATTGGTTATGTTAATGAACTAGAGGAGACCATCCGATGAACAACGAACAACTGCAACAAGTGGCAAACCAGTTAATTGAGCAATACAAACACGAAATCGTCAGAGATGGCGATTGGTGGCATGGGATAGATGGGTATGACTTCAACATCCATTCACCCAATGAAGATGATTGGTTCAATATCAATGTGTATACACACAACGAAACCACAGGCACAGACTACTCAACGTGGATCAACTTAACGCCAGTTCAGTTGGGCATGGGCGAGACCAACGGCACTATCCGAATGAGGGACGACCTAGCCAAAGCAGGCTACGCTATTCCCGCTTCACGCACCTTCAGCAACTACGACACGCTAGACGATGACCTTTACATCACCGCAAAGGAACTGGAGGGCGCAGTGCAGGGTAACGACCCCGCAGACCCCGACGATCATCCGTTTTGCTACGTTCAACTGAAAGACGGACGCAGTTTGTACTTCATTAGCGTAGACCTAGATTTTGAGGAGACCATCCGATGATTGACCAAAACGATATTTCAAATGCAGTTTTGAATATGTACGACATTCGGGACGCTTTGTCTAAACGAATGAAGGCAAGACGTATACATGACCCCGACACAGACTATTCCATTGGCGACTGTATAGATGATGTGATCTTATTTTTGGAACAACTAGAGGAGACTAACCAATGATTGAAATTATCAGCACAAAAGACGGGTTCATGGTGCAACACATGGACGGAGAACTTGAGGGCGAATATCTTTGCGATGCCAAGGGCGATAACCTTTTTGATAAGTTTGCCGATGCCGAGGACGTTCTTTATTCAGCCTTCGACAAAGATCAAACCCTCATGACCGAGAGCCGAGCTTTACTGTATTACACCGACAAACTTGCTAAGCATGGTTGGCATATCACCTCAATATTTAGCATTAAAGATGTTAAAGACCGCCTTAACGCAGGCACAGAGATTGTAGAGATGCCATCCGATGCGGTATTGAATGACGCTTGCGCTTATGTTGCGAGCGGGTATTCCTTCGAGGACTATTCCTTTTGCGTTGACTGGGCAGTAAGCATGATTAACGAATGGAAAGAGGAGGGATCAATATGACTAGCAAAGAAATATCAGTCTACGAAGTAGCACGGCTTGCACTGGCTAACCACCATTGGCGCGAAATGATTAGCGAAATCTTAGAC